ATTGACGAGTTTGCGTATACGCGCGCGCCATGCGTGCAGGTTCTGAGGGTGGCTGTGTAACACAAACTGGCTTGGTCACCCAACCAGTTACCCAACCAAACACCAGCCACTGACCAACCAAGACCACAAAAGTCTAGGTTTCTCGTGGTTGCAGACGGTACGCGGTCTTAGTACCAAGACCCCCCTGGCTGGTTCTTGGTTGGGTGGGGCGGCGGTGGGAGAGTTGGGTAGTGACCACACACCAGTACCCTATTTTTGAAAGTTCTACCTGAGGTACCCCATCACCAATACTACTATCACCATCATTACCGCTATCACTACCATTATTACTATCGCCCAAACCGGTATCGGTAGGGAGGAAGCTTGCCATTCCTTGATGATTCGGAGTACATGGCGTTTTTTTCAGAGGAGTTCCAATACGAATCACATTTCTCTATTTGGTACACTTTTCGCTTGACTTCAGGGGCCGAAATGATGATTATTTTATTGCAAACGCGTTGTTTGGATCTTCGCTAAGGCCTTGGAGATCCCACCGAGCTAAAAACCGTCCCATGCAACGTCCGGGCACCTTTAATAGAAACCGTTCGGGCCGACCATGGGGTATTACTTCTTTGAGAACAGCCAACCAATACCGCTACTGCTACCGGTACCAGCCCAATACCGAATACCGTACCCACTCGCTTCTAGTACCGCCGCAGACTCCAGCACCAATACCCACTCCCATTCCAATACCAGCCCTAGTAACCCCGGCATACCGACCCTTGCCATCAGTACCAATACCATTACCAATGCTGCTGCCGATACCCCTACTGATACCCAGTACCACCATATCCGATATAGATCCCCGACCCTAGTACCAGCTGCCAGCATTGATACTATGTTTGGATACTCTATTCTCATTGATACCCTATTTGAATACCTGATACTGCTATAGTTATTGGTACTGCTACCATAACCCTGTCTGCTTTTCTGTCTATCCATCTATGCCTGTACCCGTGCCTGTACCTGTGCTTGTACCCATACTCATGAATATTAGCCTTCTGGTCTGGTTACTTATACCTTGCCTCTATGCTAGCAATGCTTATAAAGCACTTGTTTACATAATGTATAGTATGATAGAAGGTAGGTGAAGGTTGTTATAAAGGAGGAGAAGGTATGGCTGAGAACGACGAGCTTACCAGGCAAGTTATCAGCAATAAGTGGTTTGGTGGGTTGGATCTCGTAAAAGGAGTAAGCTCGGCGGATGTTGATGTTATTGCTTGGGACTCCGCCGGGCTGTGTACCATGGACAAGTGCCCTATTATTACCGACTGCGACAGGGCATTCGGTATCAGGGACAGGATCGCAAGGGAAGAAGAAGTTCCCAAGTGCGTGGTGCAGGCCACTTACTTGAACACGGTTCACCGCATGCTGGTGGAGGAGAAGGGGGAGAAGCTATCGGCCTCGGATAGCGTCCGGATAGGGCTCATGGTATTGCCGCTGTTCGGGCAGCTTATCCGGTTCAAGCTGTGGGAAATAGGATTGGGCGGGGACATAATAATCGGCAGCGATAAGGGGAAGATAGGTATCCACCCCGTGTACCGCGAGATGAGGGAGGTAATGAAGCTGATAAATACCATAGTCAGGGACATGGGAAGGGATACCAAGCTGGCTATAAAACGAACAGCGAAACGAATAATGGACGGAGATCCTGAATACTATGAGCTGCTCTATGAAGATAATCCAACAGAGAATACCGGATTCGAAGAAGAAGAGATCGCGCAGGAGCCTGCCGAGGGAGAACCCAAGGTCAAGTGGTTCAGATAGTGTTGCCTCCACCGCAACTGCCGGAAGCTCTACCGCCAGGCCGGTGGCAATCAGGTACCGCGACGGCGGCGAAGGCTTCATACGGTGGGTAGAGGACAACGTTGTCATAAAGGTATACCCCGGTAACTCGCTTATCCCCGTATATGTGCCGATGTCGGTCGTTGCCACCGGTGGGTATTGGAAGGGGTACGACATGAGCGGCTACAAGGTTATGTGGGATGAGCAAAAGAAGATCGTCAGGCAGGCCCTGGCTATGGAGAACGGCCGGTTCAAGTACCGGCTAATAGTGTTGTGCTGGATGCGGGGTGAGGGAAAAAGCGTGCTGGCCGTTCTTATCCAGCTGTGGAAATTTTTTTGCTTCCCCAACCAATTGATTGCACTGGGCGCTAACAGCAAAGATCAAACCAAGTTCGTCCACTTCGACATCATGACCGAGATCATAAGGAACTCGCCTCGCCTGATAAATCTGATAGGCGAGCGCAATATCCATACCAACGAAATAAGATTCCGGGACAAAAGAGGACACGTTGCTTCCTTTATACGAACCATTTCAACCGCGTCGGGTATCGTCTCCAACATCACGGGGTACACGTTCTCCGAAATATTCGACATGAAGAATCCCCGCTTCTTCGTGCAGCTGGATGGCTCCATCCGCAACATACCCAATGCGCTAGGCGTCATAGATACAACAGTATCAGGCAAGCAGCACCTTCTATACCAGCTGTACAAGAACAGCCTGAACGGCGAAGACCCGCTGACGTTCTTCCACTATAGATATAGCCGCAATGCCGACGAAAAGGATTTCTGGAACCCGAACATGACCCAGGAGCAACTGAACAGCTACCGTGTCAAGTTCCCGTTCGGTGAATTTGAAAGGTACTTTCAGAACCTGTGGTCGTCGGGTGTGGAGAGGGTGTTCTCGGATGAGATCATAGAATCCACCAAGTATCTCGGGGCCGATGGTACCGCCGGTAATCATGAGACGGTAATGGAGATCATAAGCAGGATAAAGGAGCTTGAACAGTATTCGGTATCCTTGAAGGAAAAAGGCATTGAAGATAATGTCTTGTACATTAACAAGCAACTACGCGAAGCCAAAGCCAAGGCCGATAAGCGGTTGTGGAAATTGGACGAAGTTGTTACATGTACCAATCCCTATGGAAAGAATACATGGGCGTCTGCAGATATGCTAAGGAACCTTGGCAAGATACTTGACACGGATTGGGCTGTCTTGCTGGGGTTGGACAGGGCAGATCCAATGAAGGAGCGGGCCGGGGCAAGAACCATACTTGTATGCGTAGCCAAGGGCTTGCCCGGTAGCAAGAAAGATCCCCTTAAATATATGGACACCGAAAACATACCTAACTATTTTTATGTGCTTCTCTATTTGAGCATCATTAATAACCATTCAACGGAGTCAATAAAGGAGGAGATACTTGCCTTGTATAACGAATACGGGGGTATAGACGCTGCCTGCTGCGAAAGATGGGGTTCGTTCGACTTTCCTGACTGGGCCGATGGCTACAACATCCCCTGGGAGCTGGTGTACCCCTCATACGACAGGCAAAAGATAGCATTTACCGAGCTGTTCCTGGCATGCAGAGATGGTCGTTTCAAATCACCCCTTATTCCCTTACAAGGTTCCAAGAAAATGGACATACTCCGCGAGGAGATGGAAATGTTCGACCATCAGCCGGATCCTCCGGGAAGATGGTTTGGATCGCCCGAGAAGAAGGAAAAGTACGGCGTGCAGGACGACTGCATGTTTGCGCTGGGATGGGCCATATACGGAGGCAGGGAGCTGCACTTCACCGATTTTAGGCCGATCAGCAGTGGTTATCATCTTGGCGACTTGATCGAAGACAAATCGTTGTATGGTATGTGGTAATTTTTTGTTTGCATTAGTTTACGATTGTAGTTATAAATGATAGACAACTGGTAAAGTATGGAGGGTATTTTGGGAACCGACGTCGGTATCAGTAAAGACAAGTTGCAGGAAGCATGGAGCGAATTTATAGAACAAGTCCCTGATGAGCTTCTACCGTTTTTGGCGTTAGGTGGTGCCGCTCCATGGCAGTATTCTCCCTCTACAGGAACCTATGAAGATCCCGACTTCGGACGTGTGACCATTTCCGGTGCCGAGAAGGAACCCCTGGACAGGAGCGCCCTACAGGCTGAGTGCTGGAACAAGGCCATAGAGAACCCGCAAATCAATACATCGGTTAGGGGCTTGGCGGGAAGGCTGACGGGGTTCGGTTTTGAAATCGGAAGCAGTATTCTGGAGATAGAAGAAGCGCTGCGCGAAATAATATACGATCCCCGCAATAGGTTGTACTTGTACTTTCCCAAATTTGTTGTAAGGGCAATCATAGAAGGCGAGTTGTTCCTGTGCCTCACCGTTCACAGCGATGGTTTTATCGAGGTGGACTTCATCGATCCCCAAAATATCAACGGCGGCAACGAGTATGGGATCATTTTTCACCCGAATAAAGCAAATTTGCCACTGTTTTACTTTGTAACCGGCTCGGACGGATACTTAACCGACCTTATTCCAAGCATTTTTATCGCCAGATATCCGGAATTGTTGGAAGTTGCCAAGAAAAATGTTCATTTTTCAGAGAAATTGACCGAAAAAAGCAGGAAAAGTGGTAGTAAGTTCAAGAAATTAGGCGGTTTTAATCGTTTTATAGTAGCTTGGGATAGAGGTTTTATCACGAAAAGAAACGTGTCTCACCTTCGTACAACCCTGAAATGGATCAACCTGTACGAGAACCTGAAGTATTACGAGGTCGATCATAAGAAATCGGCCGGCGCCTATCTATGGAAGGTTGTGATAGAGGATCTTAAGGTATTCAAGTACTGGTTGTCTCTCAGTGACGAGGAGCGGCGAAAGACTGGCATAGGCGGCAAGAAGACTCCCGGCTCTACCATTGTACTACCGAAGGGTATGGATATTCAGGCCGTCAATCCTACATTGCCGCGTATATCCGACAGCGATACCGACATTCTGCAGATGGTGCAGAGCGGTCTTAACGAGCCGCAGGATGTCACGATGGGTTCTACCAAAATGCCATTTGCAGCCATCAGCGCCAGCCGTGGTCCGATGAGCGACCGCGTGGCAGATGAAGCCAGCGCATTCGAATATTTTTTGAGATACGATTTTTGGGGCAGCATCTTTTATCTGAAATCGGTTGTCTCTGGCTTTCCTAGAACCATTAAAGTAAAGAAGGCTGTTGGGTTCGAGAAGAAACCGGATGGTACTAAGAAAGCAAAATTTAAGAGAGTTGAACGTTTTCCAGAGGAACTGATTGAGATATCCTTCCCGACCAGCGAGATAGAGGATCTCGAAAGCAGAGCCAGGGCGCTACTTGGAGTAAAGCATGGCTCTACTGCTGATGTACTAGGTATTCCTCATAGTGTAATTGCACGGAAGCTTGGATTCGGCAATTACAGAAAATTGAGGTTGAAACATGCCGAGGAGGCCGAGGAATTACCGCAGCTCATTGCAAATGTTGACCAGGAGATGTTTCAGGAAAAGAGGGAAGCGGAACCATCTCCGCGTAAGTTACCAAGAGGGGATGCAGATCAGGGAGGCAAGTAAGTGCCTACACCACGGAAAGGAGAAAAACAAAAGGATTTTATCTCAAGATGTATAAGAGATCTAAGGCACGAAGGCTATAAACAGGATCAGGCCACTGCTATTTGTTATTCCTATTGGCGAAGACACCAAAGAAAGAAAGGAGGTGCTATTGATGTGAACTTAGATCTATTTCAGGACAGGATTTGGTTGTTGCATCCATCCAAGTTGGACGAGATAAACCTATTCGTGCAAAAGAGCTTGGATGGGTCTTTGGTAATTGATGAAGAGTACATTTCTGCTAAGGCGGGAGAAGATGGCACAACAGGTCGTGATGACTATCATATAGAGGAAGGTGTGGCTGTTATTCCAATCTATGGTACGCTTGGTAAGAAAATGAATCTTATGAGTGTACTCAGTGGTGGTACCAGTACGGAACTTGTAGAACTTGCTATTGAGACAGCCTTAGAAGATGATGATGTATCGGCTATTTTATTGGACATCAACAGTCCTGGGGGAACTGTTGAGGGAACGAAGGAACTTGCCGACTTTATCCGCGAGGCCAAGGCTATAAAGCCGATAGTAGCGTTTGGTAATGGTCAGATGACCTCAGCAGCTTATTGGATCGGCTCGGCGGCAGACTATGTTATGGCCTATGACACCTCGGAAGTTGGTTCCATTGGTGTATTGACTGTTCATTATGATCGTAGCAGAGCTGATGAACAACGAGGAGTTGTAAGAACCATTGTGTATGCAGGCAGATACAAGGCTATCCGGGCCGATAACGCTCCTTTGAGCAGAGAAGGACGCGAGTACATTCAAGAAATGGTGGATAAATATTATGCTATGTTCATCGAGGAGGTATCTAGGAACAGGGGGCACTCTATTGAAGATGTTTTGGGTTATGCCGACGGTAAGGTCTATCTTGCGCCGGATGCGGCGGAGATCGGTATGATTGATCGAGTGGGGAATTTTTCCGCCGCTCTGGCCGTGGCCAGAGAACTGGCGAAAGACAGAGAGAAGGATAGCACTTTTCATAGTGCTCAAGTGTCCGGCAATGCCAACTATGGTGATAATGACACCAGTGTAGCAACTTTGCCGTATGTGAGAAGTGTTGACGAAAATAAAGGAGGTGAAATGGAAATGAAGCTGGAAGAATTGAAGAAAAAGTATCCCGATCTGGTAGCACAGATTGAGGAGGCGGCCAAAAACAGTGCCAAAGCCGAGATGGAGAAAGAAATCAGCAAGATTAACGCAAGGCTGACGGCACTTGAAGAACAAAACAAAAAGCTTGAGGAACGTAACCGTGACCTTGAAAAAGAAAACGAAATCAGAACTGCTCGTGAGCGACAGGCCCTTGCTGATTCTATTTGGGCAAAGGTGCTTGGAGAGAGCAGCCTACCTGTCGAACTTCACGAGAAGATCAAAAAGTTCGTTAAGGTGTCCGAGTTCGTCTCAGAAGGTGTCTTTGACGTTGAGGCGTTTGAGAAAGCAATCTCCGAAGAGATAAACGATTGGGCTACTCGTCTGCAGGCCGTGTCGGAGCCAGTGGTGCAAGGTACCGGAATTACATCTAAGGCCACTACTGGTGTCTCTACTGAGGATACCGACGGCATGACGGATCGAGACCGGAAGGTTCTTATGGAGCTGAAGAAGAAAGCTGGAATTCCAATCGAAGAAAATGTGTAAAGGAGGTGAAATAGGATGGCAACGAGATATGGTGATACTCCGTTCATTGTTCGGGGTGGTCAAGAAGATTACAAAAATATCTTTTACACTTCTCCGAACGAAGCGCTTACCAAAGAGGTTACCCTTATTCCCGGATGCGGTGTGGTCAAGGCCGGAACCGCTCTGGCGAAGATTACCGGAGATGGACCGAGCAAGAATAAGTATGTGCCTTATAACCCGACGACTATTTCCAATGCGGATACGGTGGATGAGCAAAAAGGCCGGGCTTTCCTGGTTGCCGATGCTGAGACTGGGGCTTCGGTTGTATATGTAACCATAGAGGACAGCTACAAGTTTCAAGTAGGGGATCAAATATATATCGCTGACGATGATACGAAGACTTCTTCCTCAGAAGATCTTGGTGTTATTACGGCTATTGATCGCTCCACTTACAGGCACATGGCCAAGATCACTGCTACGAACAATATCAGCGGGACAGTTACCGTTGCAAAGTATGCAAGTATCTTCCATGAGGCAGGTGCGGACAACAGTAACACCTGGTCAGATAGTGTTGGCATCCTGGCCACTACTGTTGACACCGGTGAAGGTGAGCATGCCCAGGGGGCGGTTGCCGATATGGTCATCAGCAACGCCATGCTTTACAACGGCATGCTGACCAATGTCGATGCGGCTGCAAGAACCGATCTTGGGGCTACTGTTGACGGACAGTTCTTGATTCTAAAATAAAATAGGGAGGAGGTGAAATAAGATGGCTAGAGGTGCAAGTGATATTCCAGAACTCAAATTGGTGGTTTTGCAAAAGCTGATTGAGAGTTTCAAAACGTCGCCGAATCTCAAGTTGATGACGTTGTTTGGAACTATCAATGCCGATTCAGATGAAATCAAGTGGGAAAGCCAAACCGGAAATAGGGGCATGACTCCGTTCGTGGCCCGGAACGCGAGAGCGCCCTCGATTGCACCGGAAGGGGTTGCCGAGCACCAAGCTTTTGCGGCTTTCTGGAAGGAAAAGATATATTTTGATGAATACTTCCTTAACAATCTCAGGAAGCCCGGAACTCAGCAAACCTACGATGCGGCGCAGCGCAAACTCGCAGCCGAGATGCGAAAGATGCGCAATAGGAGTGACCGCAGGCGCGAGTGGATGTTTGCCCAAATGCTCACAGCCGGTTCTTTTTCCTACACATCGCAAAGAGGTATAAGGATCTCGGTTGACTACGGGCTACCTTCATCGCAGGTTGTTACTCTTGCCTCCGACAGGAAGTGGAGCACGGGAGCAAACAAGAATATCCTTGAGGATATTTTCGATGCCAAGCTGACCCTGCAGAACAATATCGGTGCCGAGATCGACTATGCCATCTTCCCATCCGAAGTGCTAAAATACATGATTTTCGACACTGGAATTCAAAATCTTTTGAAGAAGTCTGCCTACGGTGATGGTGACCTGTTCACCAGAACGTTGACGGTTCTTGGCTCCTTGCTAGACATCAAGAACATGGTACTTTATGATGAGCAGTATGAAATTACTGGATGGTTGACTGCAGGGGTTACCGCTGACTCTACTACCACTGTGTATGTGGATGATGCGAGCGACTTCGAAGAGGGAGAAACGCTTAGATTTGTGGATGTTTCAGCCAACACCTGGGAAGAGGAAACCATTTCGAGCGTGGATGTTGACGCAGGAACCATTACGGTTGCTGCTGCTCCTTCTACAAGCTACAAGGCTGGCGAAGACAAGGTTGTCATGAAGAAGAAGTTCATCCCGACCAACAAGTTCTGCATGTTTGCCAGCACTGTCGAAGGCGAGTCCATTGCTGAATTCATGCAAAGCCCGTTCGGTTTGAACCGCCATTATGGCATGTATGTAGACACGCACGAGGAATGGGATCCGGATGGTGTGTGGGTGCGTACACAAAATATGGGCCTTCCGGTTCTCTATAACAGGGACGCTATCTACGTGCTGACTGTGGCCTAGAAAGGGGGTAAACATGAGCTACAAGGACAAAAAGTTTGCCCCTTGGCCTAGTATCAATTTTGATAGGCAGGTTAGCAACGTAGTACTAGCCCCGCTTATCGGCACCATCTCTGGTGAGGTAAATGCAAGCCAGAATGGTATGACATTAGGAGTGGCAAGGGGCACTGGCAAAGTTACCAATGTTATATTCTCGGTTGGATCTTGTGGCAAAGATGATTCGGATGTTCCCACCGGAACCGTGGATGTGAAGATTAATGGAACTTCTGTCTTTACTACTCAGCCTGCTATTGCACATGTCAGCGGCGAAGCTGCTCAGCAGAAAACTACTGACCCCTCTGCTGGAGATACCGGAGTTACTGCTGCTGTTATCGATCATGACAATAATTCCTTCAACGCCGGTGATGTGTTCACGTGGGATTTCACCTATTCGGGGGCTACAAATCCAACATCAAAGATGAGGGCGCCTACCATTTTGGTAGAGCTTGATCCGTTTGTTGGCATATAAAAAGGAGAACTAATCCATGAAAGTGGAACTTAAGACCACGCTAAAGGCAGGAATTGGTGAGATGTATTTTAAGGGGCAACGGTTTTCAGAACCATTGCCCCCAGTAATCGAACGAGAATTTCGTTTGAATCCGGATATCTTCTTGGTGTTGGGTAAGGAAAAACAGTTAACATCAGGGGTGGTGGTTTCCAAGCCTCACTATAAGGAAGGAGAACCATCTTCCGAACCCACGGAAGCCGATATTGCCAGAATAAAAAAGATAGGAGAGGAGGCCAAAAAACAAGCGGAAGAGACTATAAAAATGATGGAGGCCACCACCCCTGAT